GGCTTCCCCGGGGGGGGGGGGGGGGGGTGGGCCTGCGAAAGTCCCGGCGCCGGTCGTTGGGGGGCGCAGGGGGGAACGCCCGCTTGTTTGCCCGGCGCGTACTCGCGCCGACTGAGCCGACGGGCGCATCGCCATAAAGAGCGGTAGCACCATGTCGAAGCCTTTAGGCGAGCATGGTGCTACCGCTAATGCTGGCGATGGTCGACCGGTCGGCTCAGATGGTGGCACCGCTTTTTTTGATGGTGCCACCATCTATGTCCCGCGCTGGCGGGCCGTAGGCCGCGCCTGCGCTTGGATGTTTTATAGATCTGCGAGCCTTTATGGCGAGCTTTGCTGTTTAGGGGATCGCCCGCGCTTTATGCGCGGTTCTGGCTGAGCGCGCCCTACGCGCGAAGAGACTCGGCGGGCTTTGCCGAAACGAAGTTTGCTTGCGCCGTTCGCGGTGGGCGTACCGCGGCGCAAGCCAGTCGGATGTGCGGCGCGAGCCGGGATGTTGTGAGCGACGTCCGGAGCGAACTCCCCGCTGAGCGCGCCCTACGCGCGAAGAGACTCGGCGGGCTTTGCCGAAACGAAGTTTGCTTGCGCCGTTCGCGGTGGGCGTACCGCGGCGCAAGCCAGTCGGATGTGCGGCGCGAGCCGGGATGTTGTGAGCGATGTCCGGAGCGAACTCCCCGCTGAGCGCGCCCTACGCGCGAAGAGACTGAGCGGAGCTCGTCGGAGCGAACCCGGGACCAGGCCGGACCCCATAAAAAAAGCCCCTTTGCAGGGGCTGATTGCCTAACCTAAATGACCTTGCTGCCCTTGAAATAACGCGACGGCTGACCTGGCCGCCAGCCACTGCGTGGGCAAGCCCAAAACGCAAAGCAACGAACTGACGCGCCCTGACGGACGACACGGTGACCGCGAACGAAACGGGAACGAACTGAGACTAAAGACATGGCACACTGACCTTTCTGGGCTTTAGCCCAAACGAGAGAATGATGCGGGGCGAAGCCGCCCGCTGCACTTTGGGCATGACACGGCGAAGGCAAGGCCGGCGCGCTCTTTTTCTTTGCGCCGCCTCGCAGGGCAATGGGGGAGTGAACCCCATGTTCTTAGGGGTGAACGGGCACAAGCCCCCCCATTGCCCTAGCGGGGTTGCCTTGCCCGCCGTGTAAAATGTCCCAAAAGCGGGGGGAGAGCCAGCGGCCCGCGAGTCGCGGGCCGGAAGGGTGGGACACAGGACGCGTTTAGGCCGGGGTGCTTGTCCCGGCGTGCGGCCTGCAAAAAGCCGATAAGCGAAGCGCTGAGTATCCCGCTCTCAGGCGGGCGCGCGGCGTTGGTCCGCGCTTGGATGTTTACCCCGCCTGCCATCACTGCGGGGCAGGTGGGATCGCCCGCGCTTTACGCGCGGTTCCGCTGAGCGCGCCCTACGCGCGAAGGGTCTGAGTGCGAGCGGCCACGCGAGTGCGAACGTCGGTGGTAGAATTTGTGGAAAGGAGACCCTGCCAATGGACAATCTAAATTTTGAATTGGAACGGCCTTTTGGAATGTCCGCTGATCATTTTCAGCATGTGATCGAAGGCTATGAGCGTGAGATGGGGTATGAACTGTTTCGTAATCTCAGGGTAGGTAAGATTTACTCTGCTGAAGTCCGCCGAACGTCTCAACTAGATGGGTTAGAAGGGGTTGAACGTGTCCGCGTTTCTCTTCACGTTGGTGAAGCTGATGTTAGACATTTAGCACTTCTTCCAAAGGCTCGTCGGCTTGGCCTTGTGGAACGGCTTCGGGTTTTGTTTACTGGATGGATGCCGCTGGAAATTGGATAGAATTTGTCTATGTCTTCTGCTTCTTCTCTGGTCTTGGATGCTTGCTGGTGCGCCGATGGGGTTTGGCGTGTCGTTGGGCGGATCTACGGTGGCATTCCTGGTGAAGGGGAAGAGATCAAAGGGGCTTCGGCGGAGTTTGTTGTCTTCGATGACAATGTCCCTGACTATCCGCCTGAGCATTGGCATAATGTAGTAGTCCCATATTCTGAACTTGGTTCGGATGCTTTAAAGGGGATTGTTGCTATTCCTTGTAGATTTAAAGAATAACGGCCAACTCCTCCAGTCATGGACCCGGGAAGCGCGCGCCCACGGGTGGGCGTCTGCGCGCTGGCTTTCGCTTGGAAACGGGAAGGGCGTCGGGGTTGGATGTTGCGGCGGAGCCGCTGTAAGCCCCGCACGGATGTGCGGGGTAGGAAAAAGGCCCGCGTAATCGCGGGCCGATGGAGCCGACCGGCGAAAGTGTGACGCATTGACCGCCGTGACCGACTGGTTTGTCACTGCATTTGACAAGTCACACCTTATCTGCTATGCTGGGGGCAAGGAGACCTACCACATGAACCTTATTCTTTCCATCTTTCCCGGTATTGACCTGCTGGGCCGTGGCTTCGAAGCCGAAGGCTTCGCGGTGGTACGCGGCCCGGATCTGCTTTGGGGTGGGGATATCCGAGCCTTCCATGTTCCTGTTGGCCGCTTCGATGGTGTGATCGGTGGCAGTCCCTGCCAGGAATTCAGCGGGGCACGGCGCGCGCCCGTGACCGGCTACGGTGTCGAGATGCTGAGCGAATTCACACGTGTGGTCACGGAAGCCCGGCCGTATTGGTTCCTGTTAGAAAATGTTCCTCGTGTGCCTGACATTGTTGTGCCTGGGTTTACCGTCCAGCGCTTTGATCTGAACGCGCGGGAATGTGGGATGAAGCAGTTCCGGCTGCGTCATTTCCAGTTTGGCAGCAGGCTGGGCCGGGTGCTGGTCCCGGAGCGGCGCGAGCCGCAAGGCGAGCCTGAGCCGATTGCCATGGCAATCGAAGGGCGGAAGACCGGCCGGCGCAGCTGGGCGGATTTCTGCGAGCTGCAAGGACTCCCGCGCGATTTCTCCCTGCCGGGGATGTCCATCGCCGCGCGTTATGCGGCGGTCGGTAACGGCGTGCCGGTGCCGGTGGCGCGGGTCTTGGCGCGCGCGGTCAAGGTCGCGCGTGTGTTGGGGGTTGGGGAACGGCTGTGTGTGTGTGGCTGTGGCCGGGTGGTGGAGGGGAAGAAGCAGGCCGCGCTCCCGGCTTGCCGGAAGCGGATGCAAAGGAAACGTGACTTCGCTGGTGTGATTGCTCCTGGAGGGGTCACGGTGGGTATGTCACAGGTGTGACCCTCTGGATGTTGTGACGCTTCGAGCCGTCACGCGCTGAGCTCAGTCACGGCTGTGACGCGCCGGCGCTGTGAAAGTCCAGGAAGCTCACACTTTGGTTACGTCACGCCTGAGCACGTTGTAATATTTATGATTTTTATATATAATATTAGGGACTCTCTGGATGCCTTCGTTTCACGTGACCTGATGCAGCCAAAATTGAAAACGCCCCTGGCCGGGCGTTTTCTCCTAAAGGGACACCGCTTTAGGACGGTGTGCTGGATGGGATGGGGGACTCTCTGGGGTAGGGTGGCAGGCTGTGATGCCCGTTTGAAGCGGGTTCATATCTGCATGAAGATTTAGCTGGTGTCTACTTCGATGTCGAAGGTGACCAATCCGAGTGGCTTGCTGGCTGCGCTGGCATAATTGTCGCAGTCAATGCGCACCAAATCTCCTGCCGTATAGGCTACTGAATTTGATGTATTCTCAAAGGTAGTTCCTGTGCTCCCTGCCGGGATAGTCAAGGTTAGGGCCGTTGCGCTTCCGGCAACATTAATTGTAATAATTAAATCTCCACTTGCCGGTTGTGCTCCACTAGTTCCACGAACCCTGAGATTTTTCAACGTTCCGGTGTAGTTGATCGGGTTTGCTGCCAACGATGCGGCGAACCCAACATTAAAAATAGATAGAGATGCACGAGTGAATGTTCCAACTCCGCCCGGCCTTGCCCCAACCGTTCCCCCTTGTGCGTGAGAGCCGAAGGTTAGGGTGTACTTGTGGGTGTGTACGATGGCTGCATATATGCTGTCCAGTGACGTGCGCAGCACGGTCACGGCTTGAGCCAGGGTATTCTTGACCCAGGTCCAGACTGTGGAGACCTGTGCGCCGATGAGGAAGTCATTGGTTGCGGTCGGTGCGTCGATGGGTGGTGAGACTGTGCCTAGTTCTAGCTCGTCCACGGCCTCGGCAAACGCTTGTAAATTATTGACCGTCTCGTCCAGGTTACCGTCGAAATTGGTGGTGACCAGCGGGGTGTATGCGGCCACTCGTTCGATGGTGGACGGCAGCGCGCCGCCTTCGGTGGCGTTGAACAGGATGATCGAGCGGATCTCTTGATACCAGGATGGGGATTTCTTGGTGTCGAAGACCTCGGTAACTTGCATCATGGCGTCGATGGTTTGTGTTGGGTCGATGGACCAATAAGGCTCGAAGTGGATGCGGTCCGAGTCCGTGATGTCCAGGCGCACCGGCGCTTTTTGTAGGAAGATTTTGTAGTAGGGGTCCTGGCGCGTGGCCGGTGGGGAGTCTGTGCTTTCCAGGTAACCCAGGTTCCATTGTGGCCGGTCGGTGTCGCCTGCGGTGTGGATAGTTGCCGCTTCGTCGCGCCAAAGGTAGTGTATTTCGGACTGGTCGCGCACGATGTGGGAGGCGGGGCCGTCTTGGTAGGTAAGATTGTGGTCGATGGTGGAATTGAGCGCGTTCCAGGTGATCCCGTCTGCGCTGGTCTGCACTCGGTTTGTGCCGTCATCGGATAGCGCGCAGAACAGGCCAAGTTCGGGAGACCATTCTATAGATCTCCAAGCGTTGGCTTCGGCTGCGCTCCGGCCTGTCCAGGTGATCCCGTTCGGGGATGTCAGCACCCTGTTGGTCCCGTTCGAAGCGACTGCGGCAAACAAGCCGAGCTCGGGAGACCAGGCGATAGATTGTAGGCTGTTGGCTTCTGGGTTGGTCCTGGCCGTCCAGGTGATCCCGTCCGGGGATGTCAGGATGGTGGCTCCAACGGCGCAGAATAAGCCGAGTTCGGGAGACCAGCAGATGTCTGTTTTATCTTCGGCGTCGCCCGTCCTGGCCGTCCAGGTGATCCCGTCCGGGGATGTGGCGAAGTCCCCTGTTTCTGTGACGGCGCAGAATAGACCAAGTTCGGGAGACCATGTAACCTTTATCCAAAGGCTGGCTGATGGGGCGGTTCTGGCTGTCCAGGTGATCCCGTCCGGGGATGTCATGAAGCCGGCGCCATAGGCGACTGCGCAGAACAATCCAAGTTCGGGAGACCAGCAGATGCCGTCCCATTGATGGACCGATGACGCTGTCCTGCCGGTCCAGGTGATCCCGTCCGGGGATGTGGAGACTCTGAATGTGCCGGTAATGGAGACTGTGCAAAATAATCCCAGTTCGGGAGACCAGCAAATATCTTGATAGTGATTGTTTTCGGCTGCGTCCCTGAGTTTCCAGTAGATCCCATCTGCGGATGTGGCGATGGTATCGGTCAATGCGAAGATCGTGGCAAACAGGCCGAGTTCGGGTGACCATGCGATGCCCCTTGGCGCGGTTGCCGTTGGGAAGTAGAGGTAACTGTCTTGGTTGTAGAAAACGAGATTGCCTGGGCTTTCTTCATAGACCAGGATGGTGTACTTTTGCTTTAGCAGGCTCTCGAAGAATTCGGGCTTATTGAGACTGACGTTTTTCCCGGAAGGGAAAAACTGGTAGCCGAGCCAGGCGTCGTCTTCGTTTTTGAATACGGCTGTCTTGCCGATCCGCGCGCAAAAGGCTTCGATGACTTCCTGGTAGGTTTCATAGGGTCCATCTATTTGCTCGATGGATATTTTCTTATTGGGGTAGCTCGAGCCTTCCAGGGTGATCCTGCCGTAGTTTTCCTTGTACTTGCGCACGAACATGAGCCCGGACTCGACCGTGTATTCGGTCCCGCCGATGTTCAGGCCGCGCTCGATGGTGAAGACTGTGAAGTCTGAGATGGTGTAGTCGTTGGCCGTGATGATCGTGCAACTTGCATCAGTGTTCCCGATTTTGAAGCTGGTGCAAATCCAGACGTGATCCGGGTCGTCCTGGTTGGCGAACCAATCGCTGATGTCATCCCAGGTGTTGACCCGGATGATGGCTGAGCCTTTCTGGTTGGCAAGTCCATCTGCAAGGATGGGGTCGATGTCCCGCATTACAAGTCTTTCAAGCTGCGCGCCTGGCTGCTGGAAGTCAGCCGGATGTCATTGTCTAGCCAGGATGTTTTACGCTTCTCGCTCCTGGGTTCGGGCCGGTTTTCGTAGCGGGAAATGGCGGTGTTGAAGATGTCGAAGAATCGCTTTGCCGCGCGTTCGTAGGAGGCAATGATTACGTTGGCTTGGTTGAGGTTGATTGCTTCGATGGGTTTGAGTAAGCGGATGTTGATCGCGTGGCCGCAAGCTCCGTCTACAAGGATCTGGTCCTGGTCGGCGTTCATGGTGCTCTCGACTTCCGAGTCGAGCCCGTTGACGGTGTGGCCCTGGGTGTAGCGGATGAGCAGGTTGCCGCTCTGTTCGGCATCGCGCAAGCGTATCCAGACGCGGTTGTCTTCGAAGACCTTGTCGTATTCGAGCGGCTCGTCATCTTCGCCCAGGTCATCGTTCTTCAGCACGTCCAGGACATCCAGCACTACGCTCGGGAAGGACCCGCCTGTCAGTTCGTAGGCCAGCAGGCCGCTGGTTACTTCTACGATCTCGCCCATGTTGATCGGCGCGCGCTGGTTGAAATCGCGCAGGGCCTGGCGGACTGCGGCTGTAACGGTCGCGGTTGAGAATAAGGTCCCGTCGTCGAGGAGTTGGGCCTGGACGCGGGCAATGAGCGTGGTCAGGGAGTCGGACATATGATCACATCGCTGTTTCTGGTGGTGCTGGCCAGCATCGCCGTTTTAGGCGATGTCTGCCGGCGCCCATCGCTTTATTTGACGGTAGGATCCGGAATCGTGCCATCTCGGCACGATTCCGGTATAGGTTTAGCTCTTGGTCAGAAGTCTGCGGGCTGCGTTTGCCAGCCCATCAAGCACGCGTTTCAGTAAGGCTTGATAGACCAGGGTTGCGAATCCGACGAAGGCACTTAAGGGGATGAGTAATTCGCCGATGTAGGTGAGCACGTTTGGGACGCAGGTAGCCAGGTCTGGGCAGGCTGGGGGTGGCGGGAGCGCCGGAGCGGAAGCGATGAGCGCGATCCCGAAGGATACGACATATACGCCTGCGGTTAAGTAGACGTCCGGGATTGGTTTTCCGACTTTGATGAGCTGCTTTGCGAGCCAGACGATGGCGCTGGCCGCGATGCCGATATAGGCGAGCACAAGCGGGTCTAGTTCCATGAGTTAGTTCTCCTTTTTGGATCTGCTACCGCGATTTCTGGCGGTGCGAGCTGGGGGTGCCTTGGTAAAGTCTTCGGCCATCTTTGCCAGCGGGTCGGGCTTGGCTTTCATGTTCGGCCCGCCTTTGGGCGGGGCGAGCGGGTATACTATCTTGCGCCCGTCCAGAAGGATGACAACGAGCTCGTTGCTGTCCTCCCGGATGCCTGCATTCAAGACGCCCAGTTTGTAACCTTTGAGCGGGGTTTCTTTGGCGATGGCCCGCTCGGCCATGGCTTTGGTTTTGGCGTCCATCTCTACTCTCTCAGGTCGAAATTGGCTACTGCGCCCAGTAGTTCGATCACGCCGGTGTCCCCGGCCTGGTCGCAGGTGAGTTCGACTAGCACGTAGACATCATTGTCCACCCAAAAGGGTGTGGTGATGTTGAGCGTCATCTTGTGTTGGGCTACATCTACGCGCTCCCCGGCTGCATCGTGCCCGCTGTCATAGGTGAATGTCTGCGCTGCCACGACTGCGACGGCTCCGTCCGCGCCGCGAGTCACTTTGTTGACCACGGCAGCCAGGGCTGTAAGCGCTGCGCCGGTGATTTCGAAGTCGATCTCGATTGACTTGAGTTTCGAGCCTTGCTGGTTTACGCTGTTGGACGGGATGAGAATCGGGATGTTGATTACGCTGGTCTGGTTGGCGTCGTTGACCGTCTTGACGATGGTCCCGGCGACTTGCCCGGCTGCCAGCGTCCATGTCCCGGTGACGCAATGGAACAAGGTCGGCGGGATGTACTGGCTCATGTGGGTATTGTGTGTGTATCCCATGCTGGCCTCCTACTGCTTCACAGTGTAGTTAGCAACGGCTCCCAGGAACTCCAGGACGGTTGTCAGAGCACAGACACAAGTCAATTCGAGCAAGAAATACTCATCGTTGTCGATGTATTCTGGCGTGGTCACCGTAACGGTGAGCTTGTGCTGGTCTACGTCGGCGGCGTCGGTGGCGGCTGCCAGGTCCTGGGTGGCCGTCTTGACTGCTACGACTGCGACGGCCCCGTCTGCGCCCCGTGTGACCTTATTGAGGACGGCGGTGATGCTGGTTGCCGCAGCAGTCAATATCTCGTAGTCGGTTTCGATGGATTTGAGTAACGAGCCTGCCTGGTCCTGGCTGTTTGATGGAAGTACGATCGGGATGTTGACGACTGCGGTTTCTGCGGCTGCGGATTTTTGCTTGACGATGGTCCCGGCTACGTTCCCGGCTGCATCCGTCCATGTCCCGGTGACGCAATGAAATGCGGTTGGCGGGATGTACTGGCTCATGTGGGTATTGTGGGTGAATCCCATGGCTTGGTCTCCTTATAGGGATTGAATTGATCCCCTGGGGTTGTTCACCCCAGGGGTGAATACAAAAGTTCTTAGCCTGCGACGTTGGACTTATGCAGGCCGCGATAGTTGCTCACGCCTACGACCAGGAACTGCCGCACTTTCAAGCGGCTCTCGTCGTTCATGAACATGGCCGGATCGTTTTCCCGGCCAGCGATGAAGATCTGTGGCTTGACGCCGAAGATCTCGCCGAGCATGACGCCCGGTACAAGTTTCGGGTCTGCGACCGCGGCGAAGTCTGTCGCGTCGGTGAATTCGGGCACGGTCAGGGGTTTGACTTTGCCCATGTAGGTGCGTCCGCCCGAGGTGGGGATGGCTTCGACGTTGGCGGCCCAGCGTTCCAGGAAGAGAGAATCGGCCTGGTCTGACAGGTCGATAGGAAGCAGCGCGAAGCGCGGGCGTACGGCCTGTTTCTTGCCGGTGCCGAGATAGCTAGTTCCCTCGATGGTGGCGGCCACGTGGAGGGGTTGGTTGTACATCGCCTTGGCGATGGCCTTCCAGGCGGTGTAATCCGTCCCTAAGGCTGTGGTCAGCAGGTTGGCATGGCCGCCCGTGGTCGTGACTGCGGTCGAGTTGAAGAGCGCCCCGCCGTCTGCCAGGGTTGGGCCGACTGCGCTATTGCTGGTGAAGATCGCTGCAACCTGCTCGGAGATGTTGCGCATCCCGGCCAGCGCGAGCTCGCGCGGGAAGGCTTTGAAGGCTTGCAGGTTGTCGCGCAGGATGGCCTCCAAAGTCAGCGGAACGTACCCGCCGTACTTGGTCCAGTCGGACGTCTCGACGTTGTCGCCGATGGGCAGGATGGTGTACTCTGCGCGTTCGGCTACGACTGGCAGGCTGCCGATGGTGCCGGTGATGACCCAATCGACCTGGTTCAAATCGCTGAAATGTTCCTCGGTGACGATTTCCTGCCACCAGCCATAGTCGGCCATGGCGAACTCGTCCCAACTCTTGACCAGCTTCTTGTTCATGGAGTCCTTGACGATGCCGGGGAAGTTGGTGGTGGTGGCGAGCCCGGCCATGATCAGGTCGTAGTCTACGTTGCCGGTAAACTCATGGTCGCCCGTGAGCATCAAGTACAACTCTTTGATGCCGTTGAGTTTGTGGACTTTCAGGGCTTCGGTGCCGGGGTCGCGGTCTGCTGCGAACAAGTCGAAGGCTGCGGCGCGCACCTGGTCGTCACTGCTGAACATCTGCGTGCTGCGTCCTGGCCCGCTGATAGTGAGCCGGTTGGAGATGGCGGCGATTTCCATCTTTGCGCCTTCGATGGCTGCGTGTAACTCGTTGGCCTGGAACCTGCGGCCCTTGAATTGCTTCTCGATCCGCGCGCGGGTCAGGTCTGGCAGGCGGGAATTATTGAGCGCGGAATATAGCAGGTTTTCGCAGGTTGCAATCAGGATTTCTTCGGACTCCTGCGCCTGCGCTTCGAGCCGGGCGATGCGTTCGGTCTCGCCTAAGAGTTGGGCTGCGGCGTCGCGGTTGGCTCGGATGAGTGAGCCAAGCTGCTCGGCTTCTTGCATGTCGTCGGGCTGGGTGTTGGACGCGCCCGCGCCCGTTTGGGTGGTGCTATCTTTCGGGTCCATGTGTACTCCTTTCAGTACGGTAATGGGTTGGGACGCGTCTAGCCCCGCGTTTAGATCATCGGCGGAATCGCCGTTGATTTCAGATTTATAGGCCGATAGCGCGGCCAGGACTTCGGTGCCCTCGGATGCTGGGACGACGACTGCGGCGGTGTGGCGGCCAGTGGGGTTGACAAAGATGAGTTGCATTACTGTTTGGTGGCCGTCGACTTCGTACTTCCGTCCGGGCCAGTGGATGCAATCAGGAGAAAAGAAGTCATTGCGGCAAATGGAACATTTGACCATGTCGTAGAACCAAGAGATTGAAAAACGTTGGATCTTGCCTTCGGCGTAGGCGGTCATGGCTTCGCGGGTGGTAAGTCGCACTGTGTGCTTGAAGCGTGGGCCGTCCAGCCAGGAATGTAGGATGGACCCGAATAGCGCGTCCAGGCTTTCCTTGTGGTCTTTGACAAACGGCTGGCCTTCGAAGGACTCAGCGAATTTCTTCCAGTCGGCTTCGAATAAGAAGCCGTTCTTATTAGGCTTGTCATGTTGGAAGACCGCTGCGTCGAACTCGATGAATTCCAGTTCGCCGCTCTCGATCTTGCGTAAGGTTTCGGCGCGGTCGGTTACGGCCAGTTCGAAGACGTAGGCGGAGCTAAAAATTGGGGGTGGGGCTTTCTTTACTTTCATGGGTTACTCCTGTTGTCCTGGGCCTTGTGGCTCCGTGGGAAGTGGTTCTCCTGGGTTATAAGGGAAGCCGTAGAATGGCGGGGGCGGGGCTGTGGGGGCTGTGCTTGGTAATAGGATTGCGAACGGGTCGGGGCAGTCCAGGAATTCAGCTTCGTTGAATTCACCTGGCGCGGTCTCTGTTTGCATTTCATTTGGCTTTGCCGCAAAGGTGGTGTAGGTGGAGAACTCGGCCATGTAGTCGGCGCACCCGCGTGTTGCGCCGAGATCACGGAATCCAACTTCTTCGCTGATAAATACGGTGTGGCGGCCACGGACGCGGGTCTCACGCTCGACCGGATGTATGGTGAAAAGCCTGCCGATCAATCCGCCTTTTGGGTCGAAGGGTCCTTTAGGCATGGTTGAGTCCCCTTGTCCAGTTGCACCAGGCAGGCGGCCAGGTCGTAATCCATGGCTTGATGTAGACACGCCGGTCGGCGTCCGACCCGGCGCGTGGCCAGCCGGGGATGTGGTCGATGATCAGCATTTCTTCGAGCAGTTTCCAAGCGCCCTCGATCAAGCCGAAGACGCGCGGGCCGGTGAAGCCGTAGGCTTCTACTAAGACCGGCTTCCCGTGTAATGTGCCTTTGTGTGGGAGTTCGGGAAAGAATTCGAGTTTGTTAAGTTCGATGGCTGTTTCGAGTTTGCTCACGAACGGCCATTCCAGATGGCCGTGTTTGGGGTGGCGCTTCCAGTAGTCACGCTCTTTGGTGTGACCGACCAGGCCCTGCACGGAGACGATATCTGGACGGTTCCAGGCGTTGATAGTGGGGTCTGGCTCGCTGTGGAAGTCCTGGTACGTGAGAAGCGCGAATCCGCCTTGTGTTCTGTTGACCCTGAACAGGTCGCCGCCATTGCGAAGCACGGTATGGATCTCGCCGGTCAATCCGTGATTGCCGTCGAAGTAGCCGAACTTGGGTTGGTGGAATAGGTCCCACATGAACGGTCCGAGCATCCGCTTGAACTGTTCGACCCATTCCGGGCGCTGGGCCAGGCTGACGACGATCTGGCTGGTGCGGCGCGGCTTGCCGTCGACCACCGGCCGGATGACGATCGTCTCGTTGGTCTCGCCGAGTTTGATCTTCTCGCTATGGGTGCGTGATGGGGAATCGTGCCGCGCGCGCGCGAAGCGGTGCGGGTCGCCGATGTATTGGGTCACGCCGTAGGCTGGGTCGAAGGTTGGTTCTTCTCCGGCTTCGATGTAGGTTAGGTCGTTGGGCAAGATGATCTTACGCACGGAAGACGCCTTTGAAGAAGTTCATGAAACGCTGTAAGGCGCTCGCTTGGAAGCCAACGGGCGCGAGCAGGTAGCGCGTGCGCGCGCCGCTCGGTTCTTCCAGGATGAAGTAAGGCGCGGGTTCTGGTTGTGGCTCCGGCTCCGGCTCTGGCTCCGGTTCTTCGCCCTCGATCACTTCTTCCAGGTAGAACGTGCGCAGCCATTTCCCGCGCCATGGGTTTGGGTCGCGGCCACTGATCTGCGACCATTCTTCTGAAGTACCGACGATTTCGACGATGGTGCCGGCGGGGATGTCGTCCCGGTTGGATTCGCCTGGGCTGGCGTAGTAAGGGGCGGTGTGGATTACGCGATAGGTCATTCTTCCTCCGTGAACATGTGTTGCTGGCGTGGTGTGATGAGCAAGTCAACCAGGCCGGAATCTCTGTCGGTATAGAAGGCCAGTTCACTGGCTTCTTTGGTTGTGCCGTCTGTCAGGTCGATCTCGAACGAGATGCTGATTGTGCCTTTGGCAAGGTCGGCTTTGACGGACTTTGTTTTTGCGGTGAACTTCACTTTCACTCCTTCGAAAGGATCTGGATCTGCGCGATTATGTCGCGCGCGGAGATGATCACAGTTGCGTCCAGTGTACAGTTTTCTTCGGTAAGGACCTGCTCGATGCGCTTCGAGCAGCGTTCGATACGCTCTTTACGTTCCTGCTCGATGAGCGCTTTCAGGTTCGGTTTCTTGACGGTCTTCTCGGTCCCGTTTGGGGGCGCGATGGTTTTTGTTTTCATCTATAAATCGCTGCGGATCGTATCGGTCACAGAACGGCCAGCCACCACGCCGGAAACAGTTTGTCCGCTCATCAGGGAAACAAAGCGCGTCCGCAGGGTGGACAGGAACGAATTGAGCTGCGCGGCGGTAATGTTTGCACTGGTTATATCTTCATCGGTGATCGGATCGTCTCCGCCCGGGTCCCATTCGCGCGCGGTCTGCACGTTGAAGGCGTCTGTCCATCTGTCCTGAAACGATGCCAATTCGTTGGCTAAGTTCTGGACGTGTTGCGTAAATGCTAGTTTTTGTGCTTGCTCTGCCATGTCAAATCTCCTTATGTCAGCAGGCCCAATGCCTGCAATTTCGTCTCAATCTCGCTCACGCGAGTTTGTAAATTTGCGATAACGGATAACGTTGTGTTGGCTTCGTCATGACTGGCAAACGCCCAGCCCGTGCCGAGCGAAACGTCTACAAAATCCTGAATGGCATAGTCCGGGGTTGGGGCCGTGTGCGTGATGGTGGTTAGTTGGGTTGTCAATGCGGTAGGACGAACAACAGTTGCGACTCCATAAAATCCCAGCTTGGCCGCGCTCCCATCTGCCTCAATTTCGATACCCAACCGCGCCGCCGTATCGTATGCGCTCAGGCTCATCTTCGCTTTGCGGGTTGCATTCGTAGCATCTATCCAACTGGTACTGATTAGCCCCTGCTGCTGGTACGTCGCATCTGTGGCCGTCTCTGCAAGGAACGGCAACCCCACGCCAAAGCCAGCCGCCGCCGTGCCTGTGCTTCGGGCTTCGAGTTGCAGGACGTTTCGGATTGCATTTGTGGTTCCGGTGTTGTCGATTAGATGAGCAAGCGGTAAAGTTTGCGTAGTGAAGCCGGTAACAATCAACTGGTTCACATCCTGCCAGCCAGAAATGGATAGCTGATCTCCGAGCACGCTTAACCCTTTTCCGGCGGAAATGGCATAATTATTAGCCCCTGACGTTTGATTGAAAATCTGTAACCCATAATTATTATTGAGAGTCCCCGCGCCCGCTTTAGTCACATTGCCAATTAAAAATTGAACATTGTCAACTGTACCGGCGGCGGTTGAGATTGTTCCTTGTACGGCAAAATTTGTTCCTGTTTTCCCGCTGGCTGGTGCAACTGTCGCATTTTGATACCACCCGTAGGCGTGTTGAGTTGCCGAAGTGACTGTCGTATCCAGTCGATTGCCATACGCATATGAATTGACTGTTGACGTTCCCGCAATATAAACAACTGATGATGTCGATGCCCCTGCAATTTGCAAAGGCAAGGTCGGTATTACGTTTATTCCCACTCTGCCACTAGTTGTATCAACTACTAAAACATTATCTTTTACGCCATCTTGTTCTACCAATAAAGCAACAGTTGAGTTGACATTTATTTTTTGAATAGCCGTAAACACATTCGCCGTCGCCAGCAACGCCGCCGTCCCCGTAGCCGGTACAGTCAACGTAAAGCCGCCAAGCGCCACAATTCCCCCGCCCGTGATGCTGGTTGCCGCGCCCAGCGTGAGCGTAGAACCTGCTAGATTGGCAATGCCCGTCCCACCCAGGTTGGCGGCGAGCGGGAAGGTAAGTGTCTCTTGGAAGCCGGTGTGCGCGGCGCTGGCATAGTCCAGGTTGGAAAGAAGCGCGTGATCTGTGACTCCTTCCGGTACGACTGTCCAGACTCCATCCTGTCGGCCATACAGCGAGCCGTTGCTCGGCGCATCTTGTAAGCCGCCTCCCCCGCCGCCGAGCGGCACATCTCGCAGCACGTCCATGACTACGGTGCGGATCTCTTTCGTGTCCGTGACCATTTCGAACTGGTTGGAGAGTGGGTTGAAGATGACTTTCATGTGCGCGTTACACTCGTCAGCCGGTTGGCTGTGTAGGTCAGGATCAAGGTGGCGACCACCTGGCCGTTGGGTCCGCCTGCTTTGAAGGTGGCTTGTGTGAGGTGGTCGCCGGTGTAGGATAGGGTTACGTGGTCGTAGGCCACGGGAATCAGCCCGTTCATGGCTTCAAGCTGGGAAACGATCTGCTCTTCGTTTTCCAGTTTCATAACGAGTGGGGTCCCGTCTTCGGGGTTGCGGACGGCTACGACTTCACGGAGTGGCATGTTATTTCTTGCCTTTCCTTTTCGGCTTGACGTATTCAACGTCCAGCGCTTGTGGCGGCGCTGGCTCGACCTGGTTAACCACATTCACGATAGGTGTGGCCTGCTTAGGAACCTGGTTTGTCACGTTCACTTCTGGCGCTTCGACTTGGACGTTCACGACAGGCGCAGCCTGCTCGGGGACCTGGTTCGTGACATGCACGTCCGGTGTCTCGACTTGGTTCGTGACATTGACTTCCGGCGTTTCGACCTGGTTGGTGACGTTTACGACAGGCGCAGCCTGCTCGGGGACCTGGTTCGTGACATGCACGTCCGGTGTCTCGACTTGGTTCGTGATGTTGACTTCTGGTGTCTCGACTTCGTTCGTTACATTCACCACAGGCGCAGCCTGCTGGGGGATGTTGTTTTGTACTGTGACTTCCGGGGTCTCGACCTGGTTCGTCACGTTGACAACCGGCGCGGTCTGCTCCGGGATTTGATTGGTGACGTTCACGACCGGCGCGTTTTGCTCTGGGATCTGGTTCTTGATGTTGATAACCGGTGCGGCCTGTTTGGGCATGTGGACCTGGATCGCCGGTTGTGTGATGTTGAACGTCGGCGCGGCGTTCTGGCTCTCCTCGGTGTTGGTATCATCCGGTTCACCCGGATCTGGTTCGCCGGTTGTGCCTTCCGGCTCTTTTACTTTGCGCCGGATGCCTTTAGGCTGCGTGCCGTCCGTGTCGTAATCTTTGCCCAGCATCTCGTAGAACAGAAGCAGGTAGGTCGGCTCGTCGATCATCATCCTGTCGAACAGGTCGGCCAGGACTGGCTCGATCCGGGCGGCGGCCAGGGCCAGCGTGGAGTTGTCACGCTCGGTCACGTCATCGGCGCGGATGGCGATACCGGCCGCTTGGAAGCGCTTCTTGCTGAAGTGGTTGCGCTTGACCACGGCGATGGTGCATAGGTAGGCCAGCGCCCGTTTGACGCTGTTCTGGCGCATCTTGAACTTGCGGAATGTGGGCGTGCCCGCCGCCTCCGCTGTGGTGCGCGTGCTGGACTCCGGCTCGGCGATGTAGTGCAAGGGTAGCCCGATGCCTGCGGCAATGTGCTTCTTGATGGCAATGATGTCCATATTGGCGTCGAAGGATTGCATGTTTGGGGAGAGCGTGCCCCATACTTCGCTCTCGTCGTTTACGACGATAGCACCTGGTTGGGGTGGGTTGGCGTTGAGCTCGCGCTCGCGCAACTCGCGCTGTTTTTTTTCCAGTCCTTTGACCTTGACGATGTACACGATCAGGTTGCGCAGGTGGTTCATAATGACCCGGTCGTTGAGCAAGGTGGACAGCCTACCCAGCCATTTCAGGACGGGTGTCAGGTCGGCTTCACCGAAGGTCGAGCCGACCACCCTGTTGATCGGGTGGTGCAACATGAACTGGGTCTGCTCGGGGTCGAGTGGGTCGTAAGCTACGTATGGCGATGCGTTGATGTCCTGCTGGATGTAGGCTGTTTCCTGGCGGTAGTCGTTATCGAAGGTCTGTATCTCGCTGATCTGTTCGGATGGCACGGCGCGCGCGAACATCGACCCGTCCATGGCGTCCACGCTGCACAGTAGAAACAGGTCGCCGGTGCGTGATTGTTCGGCTACCCATTCGGGGATTTGCTCATTCAGGTTATTGAGTGGATGCTCCCAGAATTCTTTAACATAAGCGGCGGTAGGCTTGTGCGGGATAGTCGGGGCCATGCCGTCGCCTACTACGAATTCGACGATGGCGTCTGTGATCCGCCGCGCGATCGGGTTGGTTCTCCAGGCGAGTAAGGTCTCGCTGATAATGGTGGCACGGTCCCAATTGTTGCGGTCGCGGAAGATGTCCCGCCCGGTGCGTGTGCCGATGATGATGGTATCGTCAGTCTCGGCCATGCTCGAGAGCCGTGCCTTTACGCGTTCTTCGACGGCCTGGTCGATGGCTGCGCGGAAGGGGTTGCGGACTCGGATTTCTCGCCCGAAGATTTTTGCCATTTAATAACCTCCGTCAATTTCTTTCTGTATGTCCCGTTGCAGGATGGTCGACTCCTGGCTGATCGTCCATTCGAGCTTGTCGAGAATGGCTACTAAGGAATCGGACATGACGAAGTCATCGTGGATGAGTTCGCCGGTCGCGTCGTCGCGCGTGCCTTCGGGCACGGACCAGCGCATGGTTTTGGCTGGGCCGGGCAGGATCTCGCTTTTGATGTTGAGATATTGCAAGTCGACAAGTGCCTGCGGCGCGCAGTCGCGGAAGCGTCCGGTTTCGATCACGGCGATATAGCCGTATCCGATCTCGGACTTGGCCTGCTGGGTGTACTTGATGGGAATCACTTTACCGGGGAAGGCGCGGTCGAGCATGGCCCACAGTCCCTCCCCTACTCCTGTTGCGTCGATTATGAAATAGAGCGGTCTCCATACTTCGCCTAGCGCCTTGAGTTTGCCGAACATGACCACGTGGTTCTGACCGGTCCAGGGCTGGCGGTGTACGACCCGGTAGGTCGGGAAGGAAAGCAATTCGAGCGATGACAGGTCGATGTCGATCACGGAAAGCGTGAGCGCATCGCGTCCGGGATTGGTGAGCGGCGCGTTTTCGTCCAGGTTCATGCGCGCTTCGTCCTGCCCGGCAACGTCGATCTGGAAGGCGTAAGCGTGACCGGGTTCGGGTAGGTCTGTGCCCGGGCGGTCACCGACCATAAGCGCCCGCCGCGCCGCGTTGAACATGCCGATCTCGGCGTCGATCTCTTCGTTGAAGTACTGCGTTTTGACGAGCGGGTGTTGTCTCCCTAATCGCTGCACTTCGCCGTCCACGAAGCGGCCATAGGCCGGGTTGTGTTTGCGGACTTCGTCCGCGTCGTACATGAACACGCGCCGGATGCCGTCCAGTTTCTCGGCGGCTTCCGCCGCGCGGCGTTCGCGGGATAGCAGGCTGCCGGATGTCCAGACCGTGCCGACAATGACTCTGGTGGCGTTGGTACTGGCGGCCATGGGGCTGGCCTTCTTGTCGTACACAGTTGGCGAGATGTCCTGGGCTTCGTTGATGATCAGCAGGAGTGACGCAGTCGCTCCGACCACGTTGGCTTGCCCGTCGCCGGATAGGAAGCTAACCTTTGCCTGGCCGATCATGCGCATGAAGTCCGAGCGCTTCTTCCAGCGGTTACGCGTGAGCACGTTGGTGTTCATCCGGCTTTCCAAGCGGAAGATGGCGCGGATGGTCTGGGGTTTGTAGGTGGGATTGAATTCGACGATCTCCACGTCTTTGTTCTGGAAGCGGTGTAGCAGGTAGGCTTTGAGATGGCAGAGGAGCTCGTCTTTGCCTGACTGGCGTGAGATGATAATGACGATGGTCAGACCGAGATTGTGTTTAACTGAATTCCAGATTGCCTCGATGGGTTCGACTTGATACGGCCTGAGTTCCATTCCCCCGCCGTGGAGTGAGAAGTTGTACGGGTTGCGCTGGATGGTCTTGGCGCGCTGGGTAAGTGTCGACATGTTATATCCCGTCTTCGTCGTTGAGTTCGGCCAGCGCGTCCATGATGGCGGTCTCGACCGGCAGGTACTTGCCGATGATGAGCTGGTGTGAGCGGGCCAGGGTTGAGATAGTGAGCATCACATTAGCCAGGGTGTTGACTGTCTTGAGTGCGTTTTCACTGAGTTGGGTTGTGGTCTCATCGGCTTCGATGGGCTTGAGCCCATTCTCTCCGAGCCGTTGCATGATCCGGTCGGCCACGATCCGTAAAGCGTTGATCTCGCTTTCGAGGTCGTCGTCGCCTTTGGCGAGGCGGTTCTTTTCGCGGCGAGTGAAGCGTTTGGAGTAGAAGCCGTGTTTGACTGCGTTGGTATTGCCTGGGGGGGCGGGCATGTGCTCATGGGTCCTTCGGCTTCAATTGCCCGGTTGCGCGTCCCTGTTCTGCCCGGACCTGGCTGCGCGCATCGTGCGCGGTGATGATCCCGCTCATGCGTGAGACTTCCTGCGAGACTGATTTGATCTCTTCTGCTAGTCGCCTGGCGTTCTCTGAGCGTTGCTCTCGTTCTTCTCTTAGAAACTCCCTCCATTTTGTCTCGCGGTCTTCCTGGCTCTTCTCCATGCGCTTCGACCACTCCAGGATGAAGAAGACGAAGATACCGACGATGGGCAGTTGCAGAAGAAGTTGTATGGCGCTTTCGGGCATGGGACTCATCCGCCGCTTATACAGATAAAAAAAACAGCCGGCTGCCGGCTGTCGCTCGCTCCCCTTAAAAAAGCGGCTAGACTCTCAAGGGGAGCGAGTCTAGCCAATTCGATTTTTGCACACTTGTTCTAGGCTGTCAATGTAGGTGCGCAAGGGGGGGTACGTTTGTCCTACGAATGTTTGAACGTCCGGCCCGCGTTCTTGGCGGGGGCGGGCCGGTGCTCGAACGGGAGCGGCGGGGGTTGGCCGCCGCTGTGAGAGGGGCGACGGGTGGTGTTTGTCACCCGTCGCAAAGGCGAGCGTACTCGCTCGCAATCTGCGCGGCCTGCCAATGGGCGGCCTGGGCGACTGAGCGAAATTGACGGCGGTGCTCTTCGCCCAATTTCGTGAAGGTAGCCAGCCGAAGCCCCCCTGAGAACGCCTGCCCCCCACTTCTAGATGGGTACATTGCTGGGGGGTGTGCCGGGGTGGGGGGTGTGGGGGGCGGGGTGGCAGGGGGGACTGAGGGAAGCCGCACCATTGGCGTTCTGGCCGCGCACGGATGTGGGGTGTTGTGCGGATGTGGGGATGTTGGGGGTTCGGGGGGTACTCCCCCCGGTAGCAAAAAGGCCCGCGTACTCGCGGGCCGATGGAGCCGGCCCGTCCGCCTGAGCAAGAGTGATTGAGCTGGTATCGCTATTTATGGCGAGCTTCGATGCTCGTCATTTCTGACGGTGCTGGCCATGTGTTAAATGCGAACCGCCCGGGTTCGCCGGGCGGTCCTGTCTCAATGCGGGGAGCTTGACCGTTGACCGGGTCAACTCCCCTATAATAAGTATCGATCTAAGGGGCGGGTTTCGGGCTGAGGGGGGCAGCCAGTCCCCCGCCGTGGGGAAGTGTAGCACGGGTGTTCGGGTTTGGCAATGGCGAGCCGCAAGAAAGGCACATTGTCCTTACGTGGTTGCTGTCCTGTGACTCGCTCTCAAAACAGGTGTGAGCGCAGTTTTCGGGAGATTGGCAGTAGGTTGGGAGAGTTGTGGATATAGTCATAGGTGGCCTTTCGGCTGGCGTCGGTGGGCTTTCTTTGGCTGCTGCACCATAACGGGATCAACCGTCACGGTTGGATGCGGCGATTTATTGGTATTCTTTCGCCCGTCCGCTGCACGTGGTGTTAGGCTTCGTGACGGATAAGCATGAGCAATTCTTTTCTGCCAAATCCGCCGCGTTCAGCTAACCTTTCCAGGCTCTGGATTGTGCCATATTGCCTAGAATACCATTCATAAGCAATCTCAGCCAACCACCAAGGGATCGTACATTCAGCGTGGCGTTCCATCTCACCGCGTTCATTGCGGCTGTATTCATGCTGGATAGGGAATGGGCGATTATCATTCATAAGAAGCCTAACTTAGAAATCAGCGGCGGGTTCTGTCCGTCCGCTGGGTTGGCCGTTGGCCGGTTGCATCTCGCTCGTCTTCGGGTGGGCCGGGATGACTCCTTGCAAGTACTTCCGGCCTTCAAAGCTGCCCTCGTGTGGGTTCGGCCAGCCTGTATTGTAGGGCCATTTTGCGCAGATGGTGTTCCACTCTTTGAAGGATGGATAGATGCCGTTGCGCCAGATGATCAGCCGGTAAATGCTCCCGTCTCGGCGTAGGTTGAGATGGAGTCCGCCTGAGAGTGTGAGCTTGGCCTGGTTCGGAGTGGCTGCGTCTGCGGCGGCAATGATGTCTTCGAGTGTGTGTTCAAGGGTCGGCATGGTTCCCGCCTTTCTTGGGGTGGCGCTTGACCGGCTGGTCGTATTCTCTCAACCCGCCGCGCCGGATGACCTCCGCTGTGAAGGGCGCGCGGCCCTTGAATTCATCGCTCAACATGCGGATGAAGTTAAACACAATTACACTGACCGGGCCTTTGAAGTTCGGGTGGCGGAGCGCGAGTTGTAGTGCGCTGATGATGGACACGGCAAGTACGGGCTTGAGTGAGATGTGGATCTGGAAGCCTGCCTTTTCGAGTTGTTCGAGTTCGGCTTTGTAGTTTTGGAAGAGTTCATCATTTTCGGATTGGGACATGATTAGCCTCCAAGTCTGTAGCCGTGTTCGAAGGCGATAATTACTTGCGCGGCTGCCAGTGCGGCGGCTTCGAGAATTGCGTCCGTGGGTTGGATTTCAGCAAATCGGTTTTGATCTGCAATCTCGCTGAGTGCGTCGTGTATTTGCTTTTTGATGGCTTTCTCTAGTTCATCGAAATTGTCTATTTCTGACATGGGTTACCTACTTTCGGTTTCTTGGCTCCCGGTGCGCCGGGCAGTATTTCTGCCATGGCACAACAGGGACGAATTGGATGGTGCAGCCTGGCTCGTCGCATTGCTTCGACTGTCCGAGTATCATGCTCCCGGCCTGCACTTTGGCCGGGTCGGCCAGGACCTGCATTGGCTGGGCCTCCACGAATTCGGGCGGTTCGCCGTCGATGGCTGCGGCCAGGAGTTCTACGGCGTGGGCCAGGTGCTTGCTGGGCTGGATGGTTCCGGTCATGACTCCCTGGATGTAGCGCCAGGACCATGGCCGGTTTTGGCCTGCGATCCTGGACAGCCTGTGCGCCAGGCGTTCGAAGATCTTCACTTTCCCGGCGCGCGGCTGTAGGGCTTCCAGGATGTCGAACAGGCTTTGCAGGTCTTCTGATATGGCTTTGCTCATTGCGCGATTTCTGACATACTTCTGACATCGTACAGGGTACTTAGAACGGGGGTTCCATAAGCTGCGGGATGATCTTTCTCAGTTTCTCAAGTTCATCCATAAAATCCTGCATCCACTGCCGGGATTTGTCTTTCAGGAACAGGCCCGCATCTGCGTTCATCCGGTCGATGGTCATCTTTGCCTGGCGTACCAGTTTGATAAGCTGGGTATTCTCGATCCGGTAGCGGTCGTAGTTTTCGTGCAAGTCCTGGGTCAGTTCGCGTTCGGCTTCCCATTGGTCGAGGGCTTCGCTGAGGTCGGCGGTGTGGCCGGTGAGTGCGAGCAGGCGCTCACTGATTTCTTTGCTGGCTTTGGGGGTGAAGACGTAGAGTACTGGTGTGGGCATCACAGCCTGCTTTCGACTTCCGTCCGGTCGTCATCGTAGAAGCGTCCTTGTTTGAGCTGTTCGAGTGTGTTGGTGATGGTGGCTAGCTCCAGATCTACAATCTTTTCGAGTTCCTTGCTACGGAATGGATCGCCTTGCTTCTGTGCCCGGCGCATCTCTGCGATGTTTCGCACGAATTCGAGCGGGATTTGGATAGTTTCGATCATGCTGATTTCCTCCCGAGTTGGTGGATCTCTTTTTTCTTCAGGTCGTATGTTTCTTTGGTTACGACCTTCCAGCCGTGGCCCTCTAGGAACTTGGCTTCGCTAACGGCATTTCCCTTTATGCCTACGATCCTGAGCACGGCCTTTTCGTTGACTTTGATCATGTGGATGGCTGTCATGGGTTGCACTCCATTTCTGTCAGATAGTCCGAATTGACATAGCCGGTCATGCGCGTCTGGCGTCCCTGATCGTCGATGCCGGCGCCGTTGATCTTCCACCACCCGCCCGAATTATCCAGGACTTTGAGTGTTGTATCTTCGGTCACCCACCCCATCGCCTGGGCGTGCTCGTTGGGTTGGTAGCGGACGTGCAGGGAGTCGGTGTTGACGGCGGCGCAGGAGGTGGACCGTACCGGCGTCGGTGACGGTGCTGCCGGCGGGATCGCTGTTTTTGTTGGTGCCGGATCTGCCGGGGGTTCAAAGCCTGCTACTGGTGCCAGGCAGGCGAGCAAGAAGATAAAAGGTAGGATCGTGAGTATTTTTCTCATTTGAACTTTTCTCCCGTTTTGAATGGCTCCGCGCCGTCTGCTTTCAGGTACTCGTCCATGTAAGAAACCTTTTGCGCGGTGCTTGGTGGTGGTAGTGGCTGGTCCCAGTTGTTCTCTATGCGGTAGATAGCGGTGCCGATTAGGTTGCCTTCGAGGCGTGCGGTCTGGGTGTGGGCATAGATGTATTCGGGGGTGACGTGTGGTAAGTCGGCCAGGATGCTGGCTTTGGGTTCCCGGATCTTGGATGTTAGACAAGCAACTAAATTGGACTCAAATAGCGGATTAATCCGGAATTTCTCCGACTCTTCTTGTTGTTCTTCACTATAAATCTCTACTGATTCTTTAATTAAAGAAGAAGAAGAATCGGAATTATTCCGACTTAATCGGACAAAGGTATCCGAATTATCAGAGATGCCTAGTTTAAGTTGAGCTCCATTGGCGATCATCCAGCCGGTGCGTGTGTTGGTGATCATGTCGTATTCTTTGAGCAAGATCAAAGCGCTGGCGACGGTCTTGTCTGTGTAGCCTGTCACGCTTGCCAGCCAGCCGTTCGTGACGGCTTGGCCGGACCATGCGATCGCTAAGAGCACGGAGAGCGGCGCGCCTTTGAGCATGCGCAAAAGTTTGATCGGGTTTTCGTATTGCATAGTAGGGACTCCTGTTTAGCGGCCGCTGTTTGCCAGGATGGTGAGAAAGACCAGGCAAGCCAGGCCAAAGAAAAAGATAGCCGCGATAAGTTGTTCTTTTTTGATTTCCACGCTGTCTCCTTTGTTTGGCCTTGGAGGGCGGCCACGGAACCGCCCTCCAGAGGGCCTACATGCGATTCTGTGTTCACGGTCAAAGCGTGAACACGATCACTCTAATTCGACCTGCGCTTCACGTTCGGCCTTTCGAAGCCTGTAGGCCATGGTTTTATGGCTTGGGCTGCAATAGCGTTGTGCATAGATTTCGGTATCGAAAGGCATCATGCAGTATTGGCAGGTCCAGGTGTAGATCTGGTTACCCCTTTGCTTCGGGGTCGGGACGAAAGGGGGCTTCAGCCGTGAGTTTCTTCTGGCTGAACAAGCTATCGGCTAGCTCATCTTCTTCGCGTGCTTTTCCGAAGTGCCCGCGTACCTTTCTTAGGTTGGCCGGATTGAAGCGCTTGGCGATATCGATCTCTGAGGCCTGCCGGATGGCTTCTTCGCCTTCGATGGAGTCGAGAAATTCCATGCGTTTGTCGCCGATGCGCTTGAGATATGTCTGGTCAGCTTTTAACTCGTTTGCCTTGGCCTGTGCCATAGGGTCGGTGAGAAAAACCGTGCCCCAGGCTGCGAGTGTGTAGACAATCGACACGATGGAGAAGGGTTCGTACCAGGTGATCCAGGCGGGCAGGGGGGTGTTCGAGTATTCGAAGAGCAGGGCCGCAAAGGACACGACGGTGTTCAGGGCGATGATGATCATTTCGCCGTAGTACAGTCCGGTGGTGATGGTGCGGTGCAGGCCGCTGATAGCCCAGTTATGCAGGGATACCGGGAAGGCCAGCATCGAGCCGCCAATCATCAAGCCAGCCACGATCATGACGCCGCGCGAGAAGTAGGCGTCATTGGGAAAGGCTGTGAGCACGAAGCTGATAAACAGGGTGGTGGCGGCCAGTACGACGCCGACATAAACGAAACCGGCCATGAACATGGCGGTGGAGCGGCCTCGCTGGAATTCATTATTCTGTGGGTTCAAGTCTTGTTGTGACATTTGGTAGGGTCTCCTTTTTGGTAATCAAATTGAATATGGATATGGGGACCGGCTTGCGCTGGGAGCCGGGACTCCCAGCGAGCACGATCTCTTTCGCCTGGACCAGTTTTTTGTAATAATAAAAAACTGTGTCCGAACTGGGGATATTGGTCCGCCGCATGATGTAGCGGATAGTGGGGGGCACGCCGTACCGGGCGTAGTGTCCTTGGACGGCTGCGAGCACGGCGGTTTCACGGGGGTTCATTTGGGCCTATATGACTCCTTTCTCCGGGTGAGAAATGCTGGAAGCGAGACCGGATTTAGATGGCGCTCAAGCAGGCGTTTGGCTGCGCGTAGCGCGGCCAAACGCCTGAACGGGTGGGTAGTGTTGGCGATCACGGCTGCCAGTTCTTCCGGGGTGTATTGCTGGGTCTGATAACCTGGCTGCTCGATCTGTGCCTTGTTGCGTATGATTTGAATGTGGTAGAGCATGGTGGCAGTCCTTATTTGAGTATGTTGGAAATAGCCAGGATACGAACCACTGTAAGGATCAGTACTACGATCATGAAGCCAATTACCACTGCTTCGCATCCTGGTCCGCTTGCCTTGAAATGAAGGATTGGTTTTTTTTCGTTACCCATGGCTTCACCTGACGATCTGTGCGATGACGGCGATTACTGAACTTCCTGCCAGAATGAGCTTGACCACTTTGCCGATGTTGATCGACTCTTGGGTTTTGCTGTCGCCGATTTCGATTTCATCGCCAATCTTGCGGTTGTGATTGGTCGATACCTTGACTTTGGTACCGATGGGGAGGGATTTAGACATTGGTAGGGTCTCCTTTTCCCGCCGTGGCGGGACTTTGAAATAGTGTAGAATTGAGATGCAGTCGCCCGCTGGTCTCCTGTGGTAGGGACTCCCCAGCGGGTGACTGCGCGTTACTTGGCCGCGTTCCCGGCGCGGCTTTCTGTTATCAGGCTTGGGGGTCGTCCGAGCCTGGGATAACCTATGGAGATAAAAAATGGAAAAGGATGTAGGTGAATTTCTGGCTTCGCACGCTTACAGCGAAGCCACGAAGGACTCTTATCGAAGAGTCTTTGCCCGGTTATTGGCTGGTCGAGACCTGCAAGGTCTGACGGCGTCGGGGCTTGTGGAATTGGTTCAATCTCAGGGGTGGGGGAATAGTCAGCAGTGTCTTGCGGTGGCGGCTTGCCGGAAGTTTCTGCGCTGGCGCCATGGCCAGAGTCATCCGGCTTTATCGGCTAGGATCAAATCCCAGCGACCGAAGCCCCAGCGGGTGCTTACTCCTGAAAAGGCGCTCGAGCTTCTAATGTGGTTTGATGCGTCGAACCCGAAGGGGGCGCGTGATCTGGCTCTTGCGGCTACGTTGTTGGATACAGGCCTGCGCGTGTCTGAGGTCTGCCGGTTACAGTTGGCCGATACAGACCTTGACCGGCATGTGCTTCAAGTGGTTGTCAAAGGTGGTCAGTGGGGGATTGGGATATTCTCGGACCAGACTACTGAATACATATTGGCTTGGCTCGCGCTTCGCCGGGCGAAGCCGGGCGAAGGGGCTTTGTTCGTGAGTACACGCTCTGGCCGTAAGTTGACAAGGGAAGGCTTGCAGAGTATTGTTAAACAGTGGGGTCGGGCTATAGGTATCAAGCTCTCTCCTCACGATTTCCGACGTTCCTATGCTACTATTGCAACGGTGTTCGGCGCTCCCAGCCGGTTGATCCAGCTTGGAGGGCGTTGGTCGTCGATAGGAATGGTTGAGCGTTATACACAGTCAGTTAGCCTGGAAGCTGTCCGGCCCTACTTGCCGGTCAAAAACTTGACTGCATAAGAAGATGTTGTGGGTTCGAAACCCATCGCCCACCCTGTACCCCTGAGAATGGGGCACTAGCTAGATTGTTAAGGTGCTACGATCACCTTTACGTCTGGCCGTACTGGAGCGGGCCGCTGGCTAGAGTGGCCCGCTTCGCGTTTAACGCCAGAATAGACTTAGGATAATGGCGGCCACGGCTGCGGCTAGTATCCAGTCCGTCCACGCAGTGGGGCGGCTGGTCCCTTTCAAAAGGGACTTCCAAATGTTGGCTTTAATTGCTCTACGGGAGTGTATCGGGATCAAGGGGGCCTGTCTTTCGTTTCTCTTTGATGGCTTCGACGTCGGGGCGGGGGATGCGATAGGGGGAGTTCAGGGCGTCGGGGTCGAGCTTGTACGCGTTGGGAAACTTCCCTTGCTTGACCCATAGTTGGAGTGTGCGATAGGATACCCCCAGTTCTTCGGCGGCTTCTAAGGTGGATAAATGTTCTACTTGGTTCATGCCCGTATTATACGCAATGTGCGCAATGTGTCAAGGTTTTTTGGGATGTTCCGCCGCCCGCCGCAAGGCTAGGGGCGGTGCGGCGCTGCCCATGTTCTGCCGCCTAGGGGTGGGGCGGCAATGGGCAGGTTTGATGGGACTCTCTGGCGCTAAACAGGACTGGTCACTTAAGTGGCGTGTGCCTACTGGTGTTGCCCAGCCAAACCCGAGCCCGTCAGCCAGGCCAAGACCATCCGCATGACTGTAACCGCTCTCGGCCTCGACCGCGAAAGCGAAGCCCGATAGGGCTTAACGAAATTTTTTGGGCACGTCACCCTCGCCATTTCTGGCGGTACGGTCCTAAAAAAATCCCCCGCCGATATGGGCGGGGGATTGTCTTTATTCTTGGCTCGGCTGCGCTGGCTTCTCTGGAATTGTGAGTGGGCCGATTCTCGCGCCTGGCTGGGCCTTTGCTGCGATGTCTGCAAGGATCTCGTCCTGCCGGGCCTCGGGGACTCCCTTGCGGGTCCATAGCTCGCGAAGTGCTTTCTCTGCGTCGGTCATGGCTGCTACTCCTGGACTTTCTGGTCGGTTACGTATCCTTCCAGGTGCGGATGTTCTGGTGCTGTTGGCGATATTCTGAGCACAGCCTTTCCCTTGTGCTCTCCGACCTGGATTTTGATCTTCTTTCCGACCAGTTCGCCGACCGTGCTGGCGCCGGTGGATGCTTTGAGACTCTCCACGTCCACGGCGGCGGATAGAAGATACCCGCGCGGGAATTCTGCGCCGCTCTTGGTCTTGAAGTAAAGCACGGGCTGAACCTTCACGGCTGGCTTGTGTGTGTGCGGGTCGATGTCGCGCGGGTTGGGTATGGTCTCTTCCTGGGTCATGCGTGAAATTTCTACGGTCACGTTTTGGACCTTCCAGCGTTCCAGCAGGTCTGCGACCTTTAGGAAGCGGGCCGGGTGCAGGTCGTCTAATAACGTATTATCGGGAATTGGCTTTGTGTTCATTTTTCTTGTCCTCTTTAGTTTACCGTTTTTTGCGGTAGTCGATATGTTTTGAACCCTTGCGGGAATTGCAGGTGGAGCAAAGCGGTTGTATATTGTCGATGGTGTTTGGTCCACCTAGCTTTATTGGTATTACGTGATCCATTGTTAGTTTCACGTCGCTTTTGCCGCAGGCTAGGCATTTATGGTTGTACTTGTCTAGAATGGATTGCCATTCTTTGGCTGTGACGACTCCGCCGTTGGTTCTCTTTTGCGCTCGTCTATTTCGTTTCTCTGCGTGTTTGTAATCTCGATGTTCTGCAATCCATCTTTTTAGGGCTATCTTTACTTTTTCAGGATGTTTCTGCCGGTATTTTCGGGCTACTTCGCGCTGCTGCTCTTGGCGTTGTTCTAGATGTGTTGCTCGATACTTTTTATCGTATGCGGGTGCCTTTTCGGGGTGTAGCGCGTGCCATTGCGCACTGGCTTTATGTTCGCATGATTTGCACCATGAGCCTCGTCCATCTGGTCTGCGAGCATCTTTTTTGAATTCGCCTAGTTCTTTTTCTGCTCCGCATTTAGAACACTTTTTCACGGTAGGGATTCCTTTTTTTCTTCCGGTTGCATCCTGGCGTTTAAATCATCTTCTTTGATTTGCTGGAAGCGGTCGCGGGCCATGTCGATCGTGGTGAAAAGGCTTGCAAGCGCTTCGCGCAGTTCGGCGCGCGCCTTTCGGCTGGCTTCGATCAATTCGTCGGTGGTAAGTTGTTTAGGCATAACCGAGTTCCCCCATAATTACGGCTGTATCTACTCTGCGGGCTTGCGCTGCCGGGCGGGTGCGGGCCTCGACAAATAGCCAGCAGGCTAGCCGGTGCTTGCACACGTGCCCTTTGTGCGAATCAGGGCAGGTGCAGGATTTGGATTTTGTGTTGACGTGGTACCAGCCATTCCCGGCGCTATTGCGAACATCGAATTCTCCCGCGTTACATCGGGCGTTGTAAATCATGCCTGGGCGGGCGGCGATTTCTACGGCGCGTTCGAGCCGTGCGGGGTCGAGATCGGGCCAGCGTTTGAGTGCTTCTTGGGCTAGGGTTTGGTAATTCATGAGATTTCCCCATAGGCTGATACTGGCAGGCTCTCGAGCAGCCAGGGTGTAGCGGTGCGTGGACTGCCGAAGGACTCGAGCACCTCACCAGAAAAGCCATATTGCAGGCTCACATTTCTGATGTGCTTGAACTCAACGACCAGTGACGCAAGAGAATTGCGAGGCGTGATTACGGCTGTTTGGCTGGCTGCGTAAGCCTCTTCGATTCGGCCTTCTTTCCAGCCGTTCGACCAGAACCAGCAAGACAGGATGATAGGGGCGGATGTGGGGTTATCGGGGGGGAACATTGGTAGGGTCTCCTTTTTTGGATCCCTGCCCTAAGCGGGCAGGGGCTAGGGTGGTTACGACAGGATAGCAAGATTTTTGTATTTGTTTTTGGCAAACTGCCACAGGGACTCATATGAGCGAAACAAACGCGATTTACTGCGGGGGTTGGGGATAAACGCTTTTGAGTTGAAATCGAATAAAGCCCAACCCTGTGATTTTTTCTCGGCTATGAGTGTTTTTAACATGGGACCTCCAAAGGATTAGATTAAGCCAGCCTGGGCGGGCTGGAACTGCCAGCAACCAAAGCCAGCGAATGAAGAACGCACCCACTGGCCGGGGGTGGATGGGATGGGAGCGGGGGGATAGGCTTGCACCCAAAAAGCGAATACGGGGATGCCAGCCTTGACGGCCTCGCGGGCAACGGCTAGCGAGCCAGCACCAGGGGCAAAGAAAACAGCAGCAGAACAGCCAGCAAAGGCAGCTTTGGACCTGAGCAGATAACGGGCACGCATGGGCGCGCCTTGACCACCTGCGGAATAGACAACACGCGCGCCGATATTTTCGGCGGTTTGAACATGAGATGATGCCAGGCCACGGGCATGAACTGCGAAAACAACGAGAGACAAAGGATAAAAGCAGGCTGAAAAAGTGGCGACTTGCTGATCTGCCCCAAATTGACAACCAACATGGACAGACGCGCCGGACTCGATGACGGCTGAAACGACCTGACCGACTAATGGGGACTGGGGGAGATTGCGGGAACCACCGAAATAGACACTTGACATGATGACCTTGACCTTTGCCCGCTTGCGGGCTTGCTTAGATTGGCGGGGCTAAAAAACGCGCAGCCCAATTTCCATACTGCATGGCAAAAAGGCACAAGGCGGCGCTCTTGTTCGTTGCCGCCTGGCAAGGGGCAAGCGCGTTCTCACAAAAACGGCGCGGGGAGTGAACCCCATGCTCTTAGGGGTGAACGGGCACAAGCCCCCCGCGCGCGTTTTTTGTGGCGCTTGCCCCGACTGCCTGCCATGCCCGGCCCCGCCCTATGAAGGAGTGGTGGGCTGAGAAGGAATTGCCGCGCTCTTGTTCTTTGCGGCAAGGGCAACGATGCCACACCCGACTGAATGGATACGATGTACTGGTTCGTGGCTTTAAATGCTCTTGGCCGGATGCTCTTCCGGCTTCCTTTTTCGGCGCTCGTGCGCTTGTGGCTTTTGATCTTTATCGGTTGTGGGCGGGCGTTCGGATACAGCCCGGCCACCTGTCCGGGAGAAGTGCGGGGGCGCTTTAAATACCAGCCCCCGCACCTGTTGAAATGGCGATACTTCCAGGATGCCGTGGCGAGCCGATATGGGCGAGCCCTCCCGGCGCGTTTGCCGCCGTGCTCTTAATTAAATCCCTTCCATACCGGCGTTGTTTTCGGGATTTCGCAGGCGTAGGCCAGTGAGCGGAGCGAACGGTAGGCGGTGTTCGTCCGCCGTGGGCCGGAGAACCCCGCCCCCCTGAGAGCGGTTCGACACACATTGCTAAACCCAAAGCCAGCCCCCCCGCTAGTGGGGGGCATGGCTTGGGTTTTGGGGTGGGGGGTGTGCCACGCGGCAGGGGGGCGGGGTGGGCCTGCGAAAGTCCCGGCGCCGGTCGTTGGGGGGCGCAGGGGGGAACGCCCGCTTGTTTGCCCGGCGCGTACTCGCGCCGACTGAGCCGACGGGCGCATCGCCATAAAGAGCGGTAGCA